TTTGGCTTCGGCTACTAGTTTGACCTTCGTTTCCACAACGCCTTTTTTGTCTTCATGGAACTCTTTGATTTCTTTGGCAAGAGCACCAACTACGAATTCTTCCATCTTCTTGAAGTTTTCGTGGACACCTTTTCGGTCGCTGTGTAGTTCTTTTAACTCTTCTGACAGTTTGTTAAGTATGAAACTCTCTAACTTGGCAGAATGTTTGCCTACGTTTTCTTTGTAAGCGATTTTTTCTTGTGCAAGTGCTTTTCTGTCTTCAACGAACTTAGTGATCTCTTCAGATAACTTCTCGTTCATCATAGTGTCGATGGCTTCGATCATGTTTGCTTTGTCGTGTTCGTATCTTTTTGCAAACTCTTCTCTCAACTCAGCACCCACTGTTTCTTTGTTTTCTTTGATTTTCAAGTCCCAAGCCTCTTGGATGCCTTTTTGAACATCTTCCGAGATTGCTCCAGACTCTACTAATTTTGATATTGCATCAATCATTTTATTTCAGGTCCTTTATTATGTTTGTTAGTGCCTCTTTCAGGAACTTTTGTGCTTTTGGATCATTTCTAACTTCAGCCGCCAAACCCTTTGCCATGTTACCACCCTTGGTGTTCATTAGGTGTTCGTAAATTGGCGTGGGATAAGCACCCGGTGCCGAAGGTTGGGCCACAACATCTACTGTGATGATCTCAAAGTCTGAAACTTCACCGCTTCCGTATTCGTTCATGTTTCCAGAACCTCTACTTGAAACGCCTAGTTTCACACCTGATTCCAACATAGTTTTGACAAGTTGACCCATTGGTGTTGGTAGGATTTTCATCTTACCGTATCCATTTGGACCGTCCATCCACATCTCAGTGATCATATGTGATACACGATCCAAATTAATTTTTAAATCATCGGGGTGATCTACTTCACCTAACACAGAGTATCCAGAACTTATCTGATCGTTCAGTGTTTTCGTCGCCTTAGCGATTTCTTGCACTGGATAGATCCTTTGATTAGCGTTCTTGATCCCACCTTGAATGCAGATGCCCTTCATGTACAAATCCTTACCGTCTTTTCCCTCGTGTAAGACCTGCACTCTGGCCTGATCAAATGTTAGATTCTCTCTTAGGTATAGTGAACTCATCCGATGTTCTCCGTTAAATCAACAATTACTTAGAAGCAACTGGTGATTTTGCAGATTTGTCAGAACCGTCAGCAGTAGCAGGTTTAACTTCTTTTTTCATTGAAGTAGATTTTGCTTTTCCGCCTGTGTTCTCAAAGTCACCTGCCATTTTTTGTGCAGTTGGTGCCGGTCTTCCCGTCTCATCTGCTCCACCTTTGGCAATGTTAGCGCCGCCATGGCCCATTTTTGTGCCTGCGTCTGTAACTGGTGATTTTGCTGACTTGTCTGAATGGTCGGCAGTGTCTGCTTTAACTGGATTTTTGTACTCTTTCACAGTCTCTTTCGCTTCTTTGCTTTCCATTTCAACTTCTGGAGTTAACTCTGGTGCAACTTCTGGTGCTAGAGATTCGTCTTCTTTCTCTTCTTCACCGTCTTTCTTGCCCATCATTGCTTCGAATTCTGCTTTTAGTTCATCTAAAGCGTCTTCCAAGTCAACTACTCTGTCTTCGACATCGCCTTCTGCGTCTTTTTCAGCGTCCATGTCTGCTGGCATTTCTTCGCCGTGGTCCGCATCCATTTCGCCTTCTTCTTCGCTTGAGATGTCTTTAACCAATTCGTCAGTTGCGTCGCCGCCCACTTCTTCGATTGATTCTTCTTCAGTAGTTTCTGATTCAGTTGCTTCGTCTTCGATTTCAACAACTTCGTCTACTTGTTCGTCTTTAGACTCTTCTGAAGCCTCTTCAACTGCTTCGTCTTTAGTTTCCTCAGTAGTTTCTTCTACTTTCTCTTCTTCAGATGCTTCAGTTTCTTTAACTTCTTCGTCTTTTGATTCAGCAGTCACTTCTTCGTCTGCTAGGTTCTCGTAGATATCTCTAGATTTTTCAACTACGATCTCGTGGAATAAAGCCTCCGCTTTATCGTTTTCTTCGTTTATCAGTAACTCTAATAAACTCTCAAATTTATTATTTGACATTTTACACGTGCTCCTTCTAATTAGGTCGATTTGTACTTATAAGTGTTTGTATTTACTGTAAAGCGGTAGAAACGGTGCTGTAACTGGTGAGAAAAGGTGTATTTTTGTTAGATCTTGATCTGCAGGTCAAATTTTGCCAGGAATTGCTCTGTTGTGGGGTGATCTATGTTGCCCTTCCACTCTAGATCCTTGGGTTGGAACCAACCTTTGGGTATCACACGGTGAAACTGCACGTCCTTGTAGTCCTCCAAGCAACGCTTGGTCTGATTCATCCAGTTGCCGTAGAAAGTGGCCTCGTCGCTACGCTTCTTGTAGTTGCGGGTGTCGCCAAACACGTTGTTGAGTTTGTATCTGTTGTTCTTGCTGTCCTCCCGGTGCCCTTGGTAGTCGAACCCCAATATGTAGATCTCCTTGAATCCGTGATCGCAGGCCAGTTTCAGTGCTGTTGGTCCACTGCTCCATCCCAGGCTGGGTTTTGACCAGGTCACATGGTCCAGCAGTTTCTGATGTTTCTCGTATTGGTTGTTGTAGTTGGAGTACACTTTATTATGTACGACATAATCCGTCTCCGCTATCTCTATCATCATCTTGGGGTCTACCGCCACCAACCAGTGTGGTTCGTGTGTCCTGTACACTGCATTGCAGGCGTACACTGTGCCTTTTTCCTTGAGATCGTTGATATCGATGCCCCTACGGGACTCACCGTTACCCAGTACGAATGCTGTTTGTGACATTATAACTCTAAGTTATCGTCTTGGGCAGGTTGTCCGTACATCTTTTGGACGAATACTGCCTCTTCCTTCTGTTGAGCATCGTGTGCCTCTGATGCCAACCTCATAGAGTTGATCTGTTTGAGTGTTAATCTTGTTTTTCTCGTGTCTTCTGAATCTAGAATTGAAATATCGTTCTCAGGCTCATAAGTTTTGTCCTGTTCAAAGCCGTCTGCGCCGTATGTGAAGAATTCATTCAGTTTCATAATCGTATTTAATCCTTATACCTGTCCACCGCCGCCTGTGCCACCTGGTGTCTGTCCACCTGGCGTTTGCCCTGGTCCGCCTGGCTGTGGTGATCCTGGTTCTGGTGCTTCTGGATCCGCTGTTGGTTCCTCGAATTGATCTAGATCGGAACTGATTCCTGACTGTGTCACACCGCCACCTCTCAATTCATTTGATTTGCTCTGTTTCTTCTGAGGCACATTGTTTTCTTCTGCCCATAGTTCTGCGTTCCTTGCCATTTCTTCCTCAGAAAGTCCAAGATATCTTTTCAATGCGAATCTTTTTGACATATAAGGTAGGTCTGCCACTGCTGTGAATGTGTTTACTCTGCTTTGGTCCATTTCTGTCTGTCTGTACTGTGCAAAGTTCTGTGGTGGGTTCAGTTTAATCTCAAACATACCATTGTCTATGTTGTAGCCTTTGTTTTTCACCCATAATTTGAACTCACTATCAAAAGTCTCTGCTAACATGCTTTGTAATCTTGCACAATATTTGTTGAATCTCAGTTCCTGGATGTATGCTGTTCCTACCCTACCGTCATTGTACTGTTGTCCACCATCTTCCGCACCTGTTGGTAGATAAGAACTTGGAATCCTCAATCCTCTGAACAGTTTGTTAGTGAAGAATCTCAAGTCATCGATCTCACCTAGGTTAGTACCACCAGGTAATGTGTCAACTTTAGATCCTCTACCTTCCGCTGTCTGTGGGAAGAAGTAATCTTCGTTTATACTCATTGGGTTGTATGTTGCATCTATGAAGTTTGCTCCACCCGATGCACTTGGAATTCTTCTCTGGTTGATCTCGTTCTTCACTCGCTCGACGAACTGCATGGCCAAGTGTGTTGGCATGTTACCCACGTCAATGTAGAAAACTCTTCTCTCAGGTGCTCTCTGTACCCTGTAAATTATGATTGCGTCTTCTAATAATTCTTTCTGTTTGTAAACTTTGAATACCTGTTCCAACACCGACTGTCCAAATGGGAATAGGTTGTCTAGTCCATCTGACATTGACATATGGATCACGTGTTCTGCGTTTATGTTGTAGGCATTCATAGTCTTGTAGAATCTTCCACCGGAGTTTCCGCCCGCAAAGCCTGACATGTTGTTTGTGGCACCTGCGTTGGCGTAACTTGAACCATAGGCCGCTGTACCGCCACCTGTTGTTCCACCGCCGCCGTATGTTTGGTTGGGTGTAATCTGTGTTGCTGATAATCTTTGTAGGTTTGGATTGATATCTCTGATCACATACTGTTCAGGTTTCTTACCCTCTGATTCATTTACAACTATCCTGTCAACTTTTGCGTTGTCTATGTACAACCATTTCTGTGTCTCTGGATCTCTCACAAAGAAACAATCTCCGTATTTCAATGCGTTTCTGAAAATCCTGAAGATCCTCTTGTTGAACTTGTTACTCTTGGTCCATTGTTGAAGTGCCTTCTTGAGAAGTTTCACTTCGTGTTCTGTGGTCTCGTCCTTGAACACAAGATCAAACGGTGTCTCGTTTTCCGTGTTCTTCTGTGTTGAGAATTCTGCAAGTATGTCTAGTGCCGCGTTGATCTCCGAGTCTGAATCCATTTGATCATACTGGAAGTATCTCTGTATCCTGTTAGGGTGTCCTGTGTAAACATCCGGCAAGTAAGAACTGTAGTTCCTCTTGGCGAAGTTGGGCACTTTCTCTCCTGATATGGGAGACATGTTTGCGTCTTTAAAATATTTTTTCCAAGCCATGCTTTATATTACACTTTTTTATTCATTTTAGCAACCTAAACCAGTCCAACTTGGTTACGGTCTTTACGTGCTGTTGTCTCAACTGCTTTCAAGGCCCTGGATTCCACTGCTACAAGCGTATTTACGCCATTTACCATACTTGCTAGTGCCTTGTTGGCGTTGTTCAGTTCCGTACTCATGGCGGCCATTTTGGTCTCCAATGCGGATGTGTCAAATGTTTTCTGTAGATCCTGGTTTGCTGTCACTGTTGACTTGGTTCCTGCTGTGATTAATTCGGGACCACGTTCACCTGTTAGGTAAGTTTTACCTGCATCCATGCCTCCGCCGAATGCACGTTCTCCACCAAACATGCCACCAACGTACTGTCCTGCCATTGATCCTAATCCTGCGCCAAGTAATGCTCCACCTGGCCCACCTATCAAACCTAATAGCCCACCAAGACCTGCTCCGACTAATCCGCCTATGCCTGCCGCGTCGTCTGATTTGTCTTTGTTCATTAGTTGTCCCGCACTTGAACCCACTCCTATCGCGGCTCCTAGTCCTGGGAGTAGCCTGGTTGCACCGAACCTTGCGGCTCCGGCGGCTCTCTTGCCACCCTTGCTTCCAAATAAGTTACCTAACATACCACCTGATCCCACTCCGGCGGCCTTCAATGCTCCCAGTGTACCTGTGAACACGACTGCGGTCTGGCCTGCCTTGTCCAATAAAAACTTACCTGCCAGGATACCAACCAGGGCTGTACCTGTCAATGCCGGTATCTGTGCTACGCCCGCCACTAAACCGCCAACACCTTTCATAAGGAACTGTGTGGCCTGTGACAGTCCGCCCAGTGCTGGACCAAAGCCCGCCAACAAACCTGTCTCTATCTGTTGGAACTGTCCTGATATCCTTTTGCTGGCATCTTCGAAAGTGGTTAAACCTTGCGTCAGCCTGTCGGCAGTTTCACCCTGTTCCCCGAATATGCTGTCCACGTCGGTTATCCTTCTCGCTAGATTAATCACATCGCCTTGCAGTGCCAAGAACTCTACTTGTCCTGTTACCGTGGCTTTCCTAAATCTGTCTACGCTGGCACCAGCCGCATCTCGCAATCTTGAAAGTGCTGTCTCACTGTTGATTGCTCCTGAAATCAAATCCTGGACCACGCCACTCGCCTGCGGAATGTTCTGTACCAATGCCAATGCTGACTCGGTCACTGGAACACCTGCGTTTGCTATGAGGTCTTGGAATCCTTCGTTCAGGCCCGGAGCAATGGTTCCTATGCTGGCCGCAAAGCCTTCCAGTCTCGACCTAGCACCGTCAGTTGCATTCTGTAGGAATGCCTGGAACTTGGCGTTGCTCTGCTGTTGTTCTATCTGTGCCCTTAACTCATCTCTCTGCGATCCTGTCAGTCTTGCCAGTCTGTCTAGTTCTTCTGCGAAACGTATGGCACTTGCAGTCCTCTGTTGGTCGGTCATCCTAGAGAACATGTTTGTTCTTCTCTGTCTTTCTAGGTTCAATAGTAAAGTTTCGTTGACTTCGTCTACTGTGAATCCAAGTGGTGCCAGTCTGTCTATGCCCTCTGTCCTGATTGCTTCACCAAGCAAGGCAATGCCCTTGGCACCCTGTGTCGTGCTACCGAACAGTGCCGCCAAACTCTGGCTGTTGTCTCTGACCAATGCCGCGAAGTCATCCAACGGTAGTGCCGCAGTGGCCGCCGTCTGTCTAAGTTCAACTATGCTCTGTCCAAATGTTGCACCTATCTGTGATAGTTGTCTGAACGTTTCAATGTTGGTGTCTAACCTTTGTCCCAGGAAGCCTATCGAATCACCAATTACACCCAATCCTTTGAAGTTGTCGGTGAATGAACTGATAGTGCCTTCGCCACGCATGGCCGCTGACCCTAGACCTATGAATGATGTTGTTAATCTCTCTGTCTGTTTACGTGCTTTCTCGTGTGCCTCTCTGGCATCTTCCACGCTCTCTGTTAGATCCTTGATGGCTTTCTGTGCATCTTTGTCCTTCTTGGCGGCATCCCTGAGATCTGATATGTATCTGTCCAACTCTTTGTTGGTTTTTTTCTGTAGGATAAGTCGTTCTGCTTCTACCCTTCTCTTTGTGGTCGCTTCCCTGGAGTCTCCGGCTATTCCCTTGAGACCTTCTAGTATTCGTTTAATCTGTTCTTCGTCCATACGACTTAATTTTACACCTTTTTATACGCATATAAATATAGACATCCATACGCTTTTAGTGTATATTTATAGAATAAAAAAATGACAGAAAATACCAACCCATTAAACAAGTACTTTAGGCAGGCGGCCATACACATCACATTGCCGTCCAATGGTGATTATCCCCCACATGTGATAACACCCAGTGCCACTGGAGAATTCCCGGTGATGCCAATGACAGCAAAGGACGAGATCAAGTTCAAAACACCAGATGCACTAATGAACGGTCAGGGTGTGGTGGATGTCATACAGAGCTGTATGCCAAACATCAAGGACGCATGGCAGATCAAGAGTCACGATGTTGACACTATATTGATAGCCATAAGGATAGCGACATATGGGGAGACCATGGACCTACAATTCAATGTCCCCACAATAAACGAACAAGTCACGCACACAATAAACCTTCCAGCCACGTTAGATCAGATAAGACAGGACAAAATCCAAAACGCTATCACACTCAAAGACGGATTGATAGTGGAGACGAGACCACTCACTTATCGAGACATGACCCAGACCAGTCTCCAGACATTCCAGCAACAGAAGATGTACAGTTCGGTTCAAAATTCAGACATCAGCGATGAGGAGAAGGTAAAAAGATTTGATGAGAGTTTCAAGGCACTGACTGAATTGAACAGCAAAGTTTTACTTAAAAACATTTCCAAGATCACAACACCTGAAGGTTCTGAAGTATCCGACCCAGCACAGATAAAAGAATTTGTTGACAACGCAAACGCAACTTTGATAACAGAACTGCAAGACAAGTTAGCAGTGATAAGGGTTCAAGGATCTGTCAAACCGTTGACACTGAAAGCCACAGAAGACCAGATAAAGAAAGGTGCACCGGCCACTTACCAAGTGCCTGTGACATTCGACACAGCAAATTTTTTCGTATAACCTTGCTGTCACAAACGGAATCTGACATTATCAAGACTTTGAAGGACATGGAGAACTCACAGAAGGAACTTAAACACGAACTGATGAAGATATGTTGGTTTATGCGTGGAGGTGTCACTTACGATGAAGCAAACACGATGAGTCCACAGGAACGTGAGATAATTGGCCAACTGGTAAAAGACAATATGGAAACTACCAAGAAAACCGGTCAACCTTTCTTCTAGAATATAGTATACTATAATGGTATTTGAAAATGCAGATAATTAACACTTACATATGTCCGAACGAGACCTAGTCAAAGAACTCAAAGCCGAAATCGTAGAAATCACCAAAGACCGTGATGATGCCCTGGAGAAGATGAAATCCAAGGAGAGCCGGATGAAGCAGGTGTTGATCAAGTTGGAACACGCCACCGAGGACGTGCACAGTTGTGGACACAAGATCGGTGAGCAGAACAAGAGGATAGCGGAACTGGAGGCCAAGTTGGACACCAAGGACCGACTGCTGGACGAGGCACTCGAAAAGATAAAAAACATACACAACGATTCCACAACAGAACCATCCCAAACAATAACAGATAGCGAACAACAATAGTTGATTGTCAGAGACGGCTTACGCCATCTGAAACTTCGCTTACGCTCGTTTCTTTTTTTAACTTACGCAGTTGTAAAAACTAAATGACGCATCTTTGCGTCGCCTGTGGTAGATGAGCAGTCACAATTCGGCTATTTCTAGCCGAACCGACTTGAACCCTGTGGTGAGTTCGCAGTCACTATACATCGCTACCGGAGTTGGGCGGTTGTGCTGTACCCATTTGCTCATTCATTACAACGCGAGCCTACCAAACCCTTGCATAATAGTTCTTGGCGGACCTGAGGTCTATCTTTTTCTAGGAGCCTCATCATTTTTTGCCGTTTGCATCAAAGGATTCACCTGTCGCCTTGTCGGCCGCATTTCCTTGCTCACTGGTTGCGATGCTATGTTTGCCTGTTGGAAATTTTTAAGAAATTGTAGTTTGCCTATCGCACTTGTTTATACGAGTTTTCTTTATAGGTCAATCTTTTTGGCTTTAAATACCATCATGCATTGGACGTACCAGGGAAAAGAAATTACCAGCCTACCCGAGGACGTGGTGGGGTTCGTTTACCAGATAACCAACACCACCAACGGCAGGATGTACATTGGCAAGAAACTGGCTAGGTTCAAAAGATCCAGACCACCATTGAAGGGCAGGAAGAACAAGCGTAGGTACAAGGTGGATTCGGACTGGCAAGACTACTATGGAAGCAGTGACGAACTCACAGCAGATGTGTTAAGATTAGGCAAGGAAAAATTCACCAGGGAGATACTGTTCTACTGTTATTCCAAAGCAGAACTTTCTTACATAGAAGCACGAGAACAGTTCGCACGTAAGGTTCTAGAATCAAATGACTACTACAACGGACACATCCGTGTGCGTGTGCATGGCAAAGGTATTATAGCAAAAACAAATAAAAATGAATAAAAAAATAATTGATCACACATATCAAAAGTACGGATATAAAATGTTCGACTGTTCGGTGGAAGAGATAAAAAGATATAATAATAAGTGTTACAATATAAAAACAACACCAATTCCTTCCGAAATATTTTCCTATGTTAAATTTTTGAATGTGGAAGATGCTATCAAAAGAGTTAACAGCGTCTTTATACCAGCAAATCATGGCAATCTACCCAAAACAGAGTGGAGACTTTCTGAGTCAAACAGTCTATTGATCAAAGAGATATGGTTTTATACATACCAAGATCAACAACGTTATCAAAGTGCTGTGGAACGAGCATGGGCTCTGGGAGGACATTTGGATATTAGGGTGGAACAATATTATTATGATTAAACAACAAAATATCATTTTCGATAATGATCTAAGTTTTAAAACTGAGCAAGGAGGTATTGTTGAAAACGATATCGAAAGACTGAATCTGTTCTTTCATGATAACTGTGATACTAATTCCATATGCTTAATTGGAAACAAGTTAGAGTGGAAACCAAAAATATGGACGCAGTTTGAACAAGAAAAAATAAGAAAATTAAAAGAAGTTAATATAATATGTCTTATGGGAGATCTTACTGATTTTTTTGTTTATTTTCAAAAACAATTTAGTAGTGTTAAAGTTAGTTATTATTCTTTTCATTTAGGTTTACAAATAAACTTCATTAAAGATACATTAACAAGGAAAAAAATTACATACAATCAATATACAAGAAAACAAGGTGTATATACTTCCACTGGAACTATGAGATTAAACCGATATATCTTAATTAAAGAAGGCATAGACAAAGGTTATAATTTTTATTATCCAAAAATTCTGTACAACGTCAGTAAAGATTTTGAATATCAGATAAGTCGGTGTCTGGGCTTGTCTACGGAAAAGCCCAAAGAAATCAATGAACGACGTTTATTTCGAAACGATCTAACACCAGATGAACACAATGCAAAACAGATAGAAATGTTATCCAGCTCTTACATAAATGTTGTAGCAACATTTCCAAACACAGATTGGTTAATCGACAAAGATGACGAGAAATATTTTGATACAGTTTTGTCTAAAACAATACCTTTTATGCTGTGTGAGAAAGACAGCAACAAGTCGGGACTGAAACTTTTGGGTTTTTTACCATATGAAGGTTTTGAGTTGCAAAACGACAGCAATGATAATCCTGTGTTGAGGTGGAAGCAACTACTTTCTGACAACGAATATATTTTTAAAGATTTGGAAAAAATAAAGGAATTGCACGATAAAAATCAACGAGTGATAGAACACAATTTTGATAGATTGGTCAACACCGACTGGGAAGCGGAAAGATTGGCACAATATAATAGACTCCCGACATTTATCAAAGACCAGTTAGATACTAATATTTTTTCTTTTATGAAATAAAAAAAAGCCTGCGTATCGCTACACAGGCTTCCTTTTTGAACGTTCAAAAAATTTTAGAATTAGGCGGCTTTTGCCGCGTTCTTAACTTCCTGAATTTCTTTTCTTCTTGTTTTGATCAGTTTAGATAAGTTTGCTAGGGCCTTTCTGGCTCTAGTCGCAGATGCTTTCACACCCTTATCAACGAACTTCCCATTCTCTTCAGAGTAAGTTTGTATCTCTGTCATTATAGCGTCGTGTGTTTCATTTGACATATTAATTGTCCTTCCTTTATTGTCGTACGATAACATTAATTAACGTCATTGTAATTAAAGCACGTAAGAAGTGGTTCTGTCAACAGGAAAAATAGTTTTATTACCAAATTATTTTATTACCAATTGAAAGCAAGTAACTGATTGAATCGTTTTCCCATATGTTAAACAGCATGTAGGAATTTTTCAACAGTCTGTTACTAACTTTGTTTTGGTAATCTTTTACATAGTCAAATGACACAGGCAAATTGTTTTTATTGTGAGCAATTTTGAAAACTTTGTGCATGTTGTCTGCGTTTATCTCAACCCCGTCTATGATTATTTTGGAAACATGGCATTCTGTGGCACCTGTGTTGGTTGTATCTAAAAGGAACTGATCGGGGGCTTCAACCTCAATTGATATCTTTTGCAGATTATAGTCAGCGTGAGACTCTACAAATGGTTGTAGTCCCGATTTACAAAACACCTTTGGATTGGCTTTTTTCCATGGTCCGGAGTGCTGTAAGTACACTTCTACCAGAATTTGTCTACGTGGAAACCACATTGTTTTGCCTTTTCATAAAGTTTGTTGGCGTGGACTTCACGAGCCTCACGACCATTATTGAATTTTTCCAAGTCAACTTCACGTGAAAGTTTTGTTCCATCTAGTATGCCCAACTGAGTCATCTGTACACGTGTTATAACAGACCCTGCGTAATCCTTGTGTGCCTCGAACCACCTTAGAGCATCCGCATGGTCCTCCTCCGTTTCGGTGTGATAAGCGGCTATCATAAGCAGATCAATCACTACGCCGTGTGATTTACACTGTTCAAGATGATCATCGAGATCCTTGTTTGTGAAATTTTTGCCTAATTTTATCCTTGCCTCAGAACTCAAACTTTCCACACCACATACTAATCTTCCATTACTGTCTTTTATATCATTGAAAAGAGAATCTGTGTGCCTTCCTTTTTTCCTGATTATGAAATTTCCATTCCAGTGTATCTGTTTGTTGGGCATCTTGTTTTTGTTGTACTGTGCTATTATTTCAACAAGTTTAGTGAATTCTACAAGATTACCGTTTGAGATACTGCTGGCAAAATCAAAACGATATATGTTGTATTTTTTTATAAGTTCTTGCATCTGTGAGAAAACGTTCTGTGCGGACAGGTACTGGAATTTCTTCCAAAATTCTATTACGTCGCAGAATTCACATTTCTGCACACATCCTCTGCTGTCAACAATAGGAATTCTTTTGTGTTCGTAGTTAAAAAAATCATAGTAGTCATAATTCGGTGTTACAATGGAATGGAATTCAGCATCTTGCTGTGCAGTAATATTAGTGTTAGGTTGTTTTACACCTTCCTCGAAATAGGCGATTAGATTACTATTGACATCGCCAACTATAAAGTGATCTATTAAACCTGCAGACCTAAGGCTTTCAGGGAAACTAATGTTTTTCTTTGTTGACAGCGTGTAGAGTCCAGGTCCGCCAATTATTATTTTGACTTCGGGTGCGACCTTCTTCAACAAGTTGCAGAGCCATACAGTAAACACTTGGCTGTCATTCGTGAAAAGGCTAAGACCTATGTGTGTTGGTTTGTGTTCCAACATTTTCTTTGCATAATGGTACAACATTTCTGACAGTGACCTGTATATTCTTGGATCAATTTTTTGATGATAAAAGAAATCCAGATAAAGTTTCCGATCTGGATCATTTTTAATTTTGTTATAGATTTCTATGTTTAGATCAAGGCCAATGCAATCAACGCCGTGATTGTTGAGCAGAGCACTGAGGTATGCTGGAGAACTGATCGGGGTGTTCCAGTCAATAAAAGGTACGGTGGTAACAACTACTTTTGAGGGCAATGGCATAACTTATAATTATACGATGATATCGACGTCGTTTGCATAATTTGTAAAGCCATTTTCTTTGACAACTTTCAGTACGCTGTTCACCCTGCTTACCAGTTCGTCTTTGTGTGATATCAGGAATATGTTCTTTTTTTGCGTCCTGCTCATGTCTTTCAGCACTGCCATGGAACTTTCAACACCGGATATGTCCATACCTGCGTCCACAAGTTCATCAATGAACAGCAAGTTGATCTGTTGATAAAGGCTCTCCCACACATCTCTGAACGCCCAACTCAGACTCAGAATCAATCTGTTTCTCTCACCTCTACTTAGATTATCAAAATCTAGTTCTCTGCCAAGTTCTTCGATACGCACAGTTAGATCTGATTGGAAAGTCACTGTGTGTGGTAGTTTGACCTTGCCCAGGAAGTATGCCAGTCTCTGATTCAGGTACGTCAAGTTCTGTTCTATGATCCTGGTCCTTATGAATGAATCTTTCGCGGTCAACAGTTTGTACAGGAACTCCTGGTGCCTGTGTAGGTCTTCTAGTTCGTTTGCCTTCTCATAATCGATATCTTGTATCGCGGATTTGGTCATCTCCGCTATCTGTTCTGCGTAGGTATCTTCTTTCTTCTCTGTCTGTTCCAACTGCCTCTTAAGATCCTGTAGAGAACCTTTGTGGTTGTACGCCTCGTCTATGGTATCGTAGTATGTTTCGGGCACCTGTCCGAGATCTCCCACCTCGTCTATGCCTTCCTGTATTTTCGCTAGGGCTGACTTCAGTTTCGTCACGTAGTCTGTGGATTCTGTAAGTTGTACTTTCAGTTTGTCAACGAGATGTGTGTGCTTGTCGTCGTGCAGTTCCTGTTCGCAGGTTGGACATTTCTGTTGTTCAGCGTATTCTAGATCTGTGTTGGTCTTGGAAACAGTGCTTTCAGCCTTGGTTAACGAATCCTCGTGATACGCTTTCTCTTTCTCGAGGCTCCTCAGCATGGTCTGTAGTTCATTCCTCTTCTGCAGTTTCTTGTGCTTCTCTATCTCGATCTCACTGTCCACTTTCTCCAGTTCCGCGATCGCTTCCTTGAAACTCTTTATGTCATCGTCTTTCTGGCTTGCCCAGGCGTTTGACCTTATTTTCAAACTTTCTATGGACTCCTGTATCTTTTCGTTGGAGGCAACTTTAGCGTCTATACGCATCTTCTCTTCAGTCAGCATCTGTTTTGTCGCCTTCTGCTTTTCCTTCAATAGGTCCGCTTTCTGCGATAGTAGTGTTATACCCAACAGTTGTTCTATTATTTCCCTCTGCTCTGCCTGTTTGGTTGACAGGAAAGGTTGTGTGTATGTGTTCAACGCGATGATGTTCTTGAACATGGAGTGGGTCATGCCCATCAGTTTGTTGATCTCCACCTGTGTCTCCCTGTTCTCCCCTTGTGCTTCGTTGTTGTCCGTGTTCTGTTCTATGTCGTTGGCGTAGAATCTGAATATCTGTGGCTTACGTCCTCGCTCGATTGTGTATGTGACTCCGTTCTTTATGAACTTGACGCTTACCAACATACCCTTCTCGTTGGTCTTGTTGACAAGATTGTCTCTCCTGATGTTTGTGAGTGCTTCACCAAAGAACACGTAACTCAATGCATTGATAATTGTGGTCTTACCCGTACCGTTCCTGGCACCTGCGTCATCCCCACCTAGGTCCATGTTCTCACCGATAACAAGAACCAGGCTCTTGTTTGAGAAGTCAATGGCCTGGGCCTGGTTGCCCACACTCATGAAGTTCTTTACCGTGAGTTCTTTAATCGTCAGCAAGTTGTTTCCTCTTCCATTCCTTGTAGCCTTTCAGCCATTCTTCCTGTGTTGGTGGATTTTTGAACATGTCAAATATCTGTGCTTTAGACATGGTCGGTTGTTCAAAATCACCCTTCAACACTTTTATCAATTTCTTTTTACTAATTCGTGACATCTAGATCGTTGTAAATTGCTGTTAAAACATTCTTGTCGTACACTTCCGAGTCCACGCCCTGTAACTGCTTGATGACTATCTGATCAACGCTGTCAAACTTCTGCACTTCGACCAGTGGTTGTTGTGCGTTGTCCACCTGTTCCGGGATCAGTTGTAGTTCCCTCAGTTGATACTTGTCTATGAATGTTTCCCTCACGAAGTTTGCTTCTTCGTATGAAATTTTTATGTCCAGCGTGACCCTCACATACATCTTGGGTTTCAGGTACTTGTCTGGATCTTCTAGCAGTTCCGACACTTTTATTGTGATGTACCTTGGCATTTCTGGCCAGTTGATGAACTTGGGTTCTCCGCCGTATTCCAGTATCATCATGCCACGATCGTCGTCCCAGGCGTCCGCGTAGTTGTGTGGGAAGGCGTTGCCCATGTACGTGACGTTCTTCATGTACTGTCTCTTGTGGAAGTGTCCTGAGAACACCTTGCCGCAACCTGCGAAATGGTCCGTCTGTATTCCACCCACGTCTGGCATCTCCACCATGGCGTTCATCTTGAAGTACGGTAGTTCAAAGTGTCCGAACACGTACTTCTGTTTCATCTTTTCGATCTTCTTCCATTCGTCCTGTACCACCCAAGGGATGATTGCCACGTCATCTTCCACTAACCATTCATTCACTATGTGTATGTTTGGAATGTTACGTATGTACTCCATTGAGTTGATTTCTCTCTTGTCCCTGTAGTACAAGTCGTGATTGCCCATGATCACGTACACTTTCTCAAACGCCGCACCCAGTCTCTCCATATTTGACACTGTGTAGTTCATGGTGCTGACATTTGTGGCTGATCTGTGATGGTGCCAGTCGCCCAGGAATACGCAGGTCTCACATCCGTGCAGTTTTGCCTGTTCAATGAACCATTTGACGAACTCCTCACAGTCATCGTTGTGTACACGACTGTTGCCTTTGAGGCCAAAATGTATGTCCGTGAAACAGGCTACCTTTTTAAAGAATGCCATTGATTACCACTTCTTCTTAACTGTTGGTTTGTGATTGGTCATGTCGATCTTGTTCTTGAATTGCACGTCGTCAAAATCATCAGAGTCCAGTTTGCCTTTTTTCTTGAGTGTCTTGTTCAACTTCTTCAATGTGGTCTTGTTGACCTCATGCACGTCACCATGTGCGGTCTTCATTCTCTTCTGGTATGACGGCCCTGCAGTCTCGTTCTCGTTCTGTCTCGTGAAACTGGGCATCATGCCGTTGAACTCCAACAGATCATCCCTGATCGCTTGATTTTTCTTTTCGATGTTCAGTATCCTCGTGAAACTGTTTGTGATTGCCGCCGTGTAATATGCGAATGGATTGTCTGACTTTGATTCATCAAACTGTAGTCCGATCTGACTCAACTGCATCAACGCCTGTGATTGCATCTCGTCATTGTAGGTGTACCCCCTCCAGTTGGCCCTGGTACCATATCTCTCACACAACTTCATGTACATCATGGCCAGGGTGTTGGTCATCTTGCCGTGATCAACGGAGAAGTGTCCGTTGCTCATTCCACCCACCCAGTGTGATTTGCCCACGCACACCAGTTTGCCTTTTTTGTCAAACTTGTAGTGTTGGAACGGGGGGAAGTTCACCTTGCTGTGATGGTCCGCCGTGGTCTTGGGATTTCGTTTCCTCTCGTCGTCCATGGGCACGTGGTCAAACATCATGACCCTGAACACCAGATCCGTCTTGTCTATCTTCCTTGGACTCACAGTGTAGTCCGCTAGTTTTATCTTCTTGAGTCCGGCCGCCTTGGCCTCTTCCCACGCTTCCTGTGTCAGTCGCTTGGCCTTGGCCTTACGTGCCTGTGCCACCGCACTGGCGTTGACCTTCTTTAGGTTGGGCACTATTAAGTCATACTGTGCGTCCTCGGGCGTCACGTACGAGCAGTAGGTGTTCTTGCTGGCGTGTATCTGTGCCAGCAGATCTCGGTTGTTTAGGTACTTGACTCTCTTCATAATTCCTTTACTTTATATTGTTGAGATTGACCACAAACAGGTCTGTTGAATCGTGCCGTATGGTGAATTAAGTGCGCCTAAAATAATGCCTATAAATATAGTTAAAGTATACGAAATTTTACAAAGGAAAGCAACCATATAATGGCATTCGGAGACATAGGCAAGATAGTCAAGAACGTGGGAGGGGGCATATTCAACAGGACCCTGGGCAGGCTCACGGGTGCTGGTATTTCCACGGATTCCAGGATCGTCAACGCCAGGGCCAAATGGTCCGGACGTTCGGACAAGACCGACTGGCGTGTGAGACTACAGATACCAAACGGCGCAGACGCGGTCTACGACTCCATACTGGCCAACAACGAATTAATGGCGCCATTGGTGCCTTCACGTGGCATATTCTGGCCATTGACACCAGCGGTGGTGATACAGCATTCGGCCAACTACAATCCATTATCGCAGACACACAGCAACTACCCATTCCAGGCTTACCAGAACTCACAGGTGGACTCCATGAACATAATCGGAGAGTTCCCCGTGCAGAATTCAGATGACGCCAAGCACTGGGTGGCGACCGTGAACTTCCTGAGGACCATAACCAAGATGTACTTCGGCAAGGAACAGGCATTGAAAGGCAATCCACCACCGATCATGCACATGTCAGGTTACGGTGACCACATGTTCCAGAAAGTGCCGGTGATAGTGAACACGTTCAACGTGGAGCTCAGACCGGGCATAGACTACATTTCAACAAAACAATCAGAAGTTTATAGATCTAATGTACAGGATTTTGACCTTGACTCTGCAGATCAAACCTGGGCACCCACACTGTCAAACATTTCAGTGTTAGTAACACCGGTGTACAGCAGGGAGTCCATCAAGAATTTCTCACTGTCAGAATTCGCACGTGGCCAGTTGAACGGTAAAGGCACAGACGAGATAGGATTCATCTAATGGCCAAGTATTCTTCCACATCGCCGTATTTCGCCACACCGCAGAACGAAGTCAACCTAGAGACGTTCGTACCGAGGCCTATAACGGCGGAGGATGATGACCAGAGTTACACCATAGAGAGGACATACGCATACAGGCCAGACCTGTTGGCCTATGACCTGTACGGCACACCCCGATTATGGTGGGTGTTCGCACAACGTAATCCAGACCAGATAGAGGACCCCATATACGATTTCAGACCGGGAGTGACCATACAGTTGCCAAAACAGGCCAACGTCAATGCAGACCTAGGAATATAAAATGGCATCCAGCAATAAGGAAATCAATCCATTACACAATGTCGCGACGTACAACACCATCTTCACGCTGAGCGGACTGAGGGAAACAGAGATAAGGGATCATAGTTTCCTCACCAACTCGCCCCATGACATCATAGCACGTACCGGCGGGATCGGAAACGCCAACGTCAGCAGTGGTGGGGATCCATTTGCCGGCACAGGTGGTACCAATGCAGACGACAAGATAGTCAGGGACGCCTACAAGGACTTTACAGGCAAGTACCAGGACAGCATCAGTATACTGAAGAGAAGCCATGACATGTTCATAGAGAACGTGAACATAACATCCACGGTAGGACCCAACAACGAGAGAAATCTCGCCAACTTCACCAAGATGGAGTTTGAAATACACGAACCATTCGGCATCACGCTGATAGAAAAGATCAGGGCCGCCACGGCACTGAACGGGTTCCAGGATTACCAGGACGCACCCCTGCTGTTGACCATAGACTTCAAAGGGTTCGACGAACACGGGAGACCACTCGCTTTCAACATCAAAGATGCCGGTGGACTTCGCAGGAGGATACCTATCTTGATAGCCCGTGTGGATTTTGACGTCAACGAGGGAGGTGCCAAGTACAACGTGGTGGCCGTGCCATACACGGACATAGCGTTCGATGACAGGTTCAAGTTCCCTAGGACAGATCTACCGGTCGCGACCAATAACGCCCTAGCATGGACGCTCAAGGTACAGGAACAGTTAGACACACAGATGCAACAAGAGATCGATGAGAAGAAACGAGAATTCAAGGACGAATACGTTTTCAAGATAGATCCAGAGGTGATCAAGAACGGAGGGGTGTATCAGTCCGAAGCAGATTCCATAAACACTACCTCCCAGGTGGAGGATTATGCCGCCGGTCCTTTTTCGTATTTCGCCAACAGCGATGCCAAGCAGTTCAAGAGCTATGCCAAGGCCACCAGTTTCACCAGCCTCACGAAATTCTTCGAGGACGCGGTTAGGCAGTCCTTTGGATACATCAGCCTGGTACAAAACTTCTGGGAAGGTTACCTGCAGAGCCTGGGTTACACAGTGTCGGCCGAGACCCCCGATTCCATAAAGCAGGTTCTACGTAGCAAGGAATTCGCCAACAAGATAGCCTCTGATCCGTACATACCATGGTTCAAGATCAAGTCCACGGTGCAGACCGACACCACGAGGTTTGACAACATCACCAAGATGCATCCAAAGAAAATCATCTATCGAGCCGTTCCCTACAGGATACACGTGCTGAAACTGATGGGGGCCGGCATGAGCGTGAAGGCGGACTGGAGCAAGTACGTGAGAAAAGAATACAATTACCTCTACACCGGTGACAACCTAGATGTCCAAGGTTTGAGGATCAACTACAAGACAGCCTATTACATGCGTAATGTGAGGGAGGCCAAGAGCACCACGGAGACCGGTGTGCTACAGGACATCAAACAGACCATACTAGAGGCATTCGGACAGGAGAAGGATCCCGAGCCCACACTGCCTTTGCGACAGTACCCTTCTATACTCAAGGGCAGGAGCACCACGGAGACAACTAATCTCGAGAACCTCAAATCCCAGGAGTTCTATGATTACCTCACAAACCCTGAAGCGGACATGATGAAGATCGAGTTGGACATACTGGGCGATCCCGCCTACATCTGCCAGGACGTTTACATGCCGGTCACAGATGCGCAGGATGACAAGATCTTTGGTAACAAGGGAGAAGTTTTTGATCAGCAGAATCACAGTTTCAACGCAGACCAGTTCATGCCATGCATTAACCTAAGATACAGGTTACCAGATGACATAGATGAAAGGCAAGGCACAATGTTCAGTGGCAAGAAACTGTTCAGGGACGAGAATCTATTTTTCAGCGGGGTGTACCAGGTGGTCAAGATAGACAGCAGGATGGACCAAGGGCAGTTCCTACAAACACTCACATGCGTGAGACTGAACAACCAATCAGGAGAAGCCTTGCCAATAGATCTTGTTAATTCTGCTCGAAGAGGAACGGACCTCCTATCTGAGGAAGCAGGCACAAACGCCATCAACGGCACCAGGACAAGACAAAAAATACAAGAGAATATCAAGACCAAGGCAACCACAGAAATCAACAAGGTAATTAAAAAAACAAATCTTAGGGGAATGAACAGGTAATGGCATATTTTGATTCTAGGGGATTCACGGATTCACAGGACAACCAGAAGGATTTCAATGAGAAGTACATTGATAGTGATCCGGGCCCATACATTGCCACGGTCAAGACCACAGCGGACCCATTGCGCATGGGTAGGTTGGGAGTGAATATTACAGCACTTACTAATACCCTCAATCCAAAACCAAATCAGATCACTTGGTGCCAGTACCTGTCGCCCTTCTATGGTGTGAAGAGCCTGGGTGCGACATCAAACACAGACCCCTACAGTTTCAAGGACACACAACAATCATACGGAATGTGGGCGGTGCCACCCGACATAGACACCACAGTGTTGGTGATCTTCGCCAAGGGTGACAACCTGGCGAACTCGGCATTTTGGATGGGTTGTGTACAGGACCCCATGACGAACCAGATGGTACCGGGAAATGGTGCCACAGATAAAACACGAGTGGCCGCGGACGGTACGGATTTCTCACAGAACAAGCAACAAATTTACGGAACAGACGTATTACCGGCCGGTGAGAAAAATCGTAAATTATTTGACGCAGGTGAAACTGTCTCTAGTGCCAGCAAATGGAATTATCCCATCAACGATATCTTAGCAAATCAGATGACTTCCCAAGGACTGATACAGGATCAGGTCAGGGGAACCACATCATCGTCAGCACGTAGGGAATCTCCCAGCCAAGTTTTTGGATGGAACACACCGGGCAGAATCAGAGCAGACAGTAGGACAAAAAATATAGGACTAGACGGTGCACCGGTGAGGGTAGACAGGGAGACCGGACACAGTTTCGTGATGGATGATGGTGCTGAAGATGGCACGAACCAACTCACAAGATTACGTACAGCCTCCGGACACCAACTCCTGATGCACGATACAGAGGGAGTGGTCTATCTAGCCAACGGTTCAGGCAAAGCATGGATAGAGATGGACAAGAATGGAAAGATCAGCATATATTCCGACAAGGGCATAGACATACGGGCAGAGGGAGATTTCAATCTACACGCAGATGATAATATTAACTTCCATGCAGGAAAAAAAATTAAATTTACCGCTGAAGAGAATGTAGTGCTAAACGCTGAGAAATATGTGTACGTGATGGGAGAGTCTGGAATATTGAACGCATCTCAGAAAGGCAGTGTTAGACATTTTGCCAGGGACGGCATTACTTCCCACAGCAAAGGCATACAGTTCCATAGTGCGGACGGGAGGATTGATTTAGCGAGTGGCAGTCAAGTTCATTTGAACTCTGTTGGTCCAAGAGCTGTTATGGGACCTGGTTGGTTGAAGCCAACAAGCGTCAAAGTAGGAATAAAGGAAACAAAAAAACAAGATGTGATCGCACAACAACCTATGGTAAATGGCAAAGTCAACTACGAGAAAGTAAAAGTTAAAACCACTGTCGAAGGCTTTGTGACACACGAGCCTTACACAAGACCAGCGGGCGGCAGAGACAAGGACGATAGAGCATAGAGTAAATAAAGCATATGGCATACGGAGATTCAGGATCAGGAGACCTATCAAACAAAACGGTGACCTTCAAGGGTTTCAGTTCACGTGCGGACAAACAGAACTTCAAACTGTATGACTTCGAGGTGGCCAAGCAGGACCTGATCAACAGGTTATCGGTGCGTAAGGGGGAGAGGGTCGAGAACCCGGAGTT